TCCGGTTCGATGCTAATGTAATGATTCAGTTGATTGTTCATGTTACTCCTTTCGTCTGGCGTAAAATGAACTTTCAGCTGACTTTTTTCAAGTAATTTTAATTTTTTATTTTGAAATTACCTCTTTTTTTATTAAATAACAAAATTGCAGCTTGATTTTCGCCGTATTTGGTGCAAATTATAGCAGGAGAAAAATTACAGATGCAAAAGATCATAGAAGACAGAGAAAAGCGCAAGAAGAAATGGATCCGTGCGGGAAAGATCTCGCTGCTCACGATCCTTGCCGTTGTTGTACTGGTCCGGATCTTCTGCAGCTCCTATGCTTTCTGCAACTGGTATCTGCCGCTGGTATCCTACAGTCTGGGGATCCGGATCACGGCAGATGAAGTCAAGTTCACGCCATTCAGCAATAAGCGCCACTTGAATTTCCGGGGACTTCAACTGGAAATCGAAGACAAAATGATCTTCACCGCTCAAAGATTCAAAACGAAGCTCTCCCTGACCGATCTTGTGTTTCATCAACGGTATTCGCTGGATAACGTACAGGTGGAAAAATCTTCGCTGGTCATCTCGGATCTGCGCCGGACGAAAGATCAGAAGGAACGCTCCGGGCTGAAAAAACTCCGGATCGGCAGCGTGACGGTCAATGATCTTTCATTCCGCTACGCACCGGAACGGTCGGCTGTCTACGGAAAAGCCTTTTTTGATGAGGTCAAAATTGATTCCCTGCTGCCGGACCGTCATAATACCGTGGAGCTGCGTTCCTTCCTCGCCTGGGATCTGCCGGACAGCTCCATGGTCAATCTGCCGGTCAGCAGCAAAATCCAATTTATGCTGGATCAGGAACTTTTCCCCGTTCTGCTGAATATGGATATCGAAACCCAAAAATTCAATGGCAATCTTTATAAACATGATCTCGCCGGACTGCGGATGAAGGCGTTTCTGGATTGCAGGATCAATGACCGCGATATGCTGACGATCCGGAACCTGATCTTTCAACAGTTCGATGACGACCGGGAAACATTCAAGGTCAACGCTCACGGATCTTATGATATTGATGCGCAATCCGGTTCTCTGGAGATCAAAGCAGATGCAGAACGGATGAGTATCCCATACCTTTCCATGGAATGTGTACCGGAAGATCTGGGGCTGCATTTCGCCGGGATCCTCCGGAAAAACGGCAATATGCTTTCTCTGGATTCGGACTTGGATCTGGAAGCAAAAGCCATCCGGAAAAACAAAAAAACGGTCATTCCCGCACCGAAGGTCCACCTGACTTCCTGTCTGACCTGGAATATCAGCGAGAAAAAGCTGACTCTTTCCAAATGCCGGCTTCAGGCACATTCCAACGGTTTGCCGCTTCTTGCCGTCCGGACCAGTGAAAATTTTGCGATCTCCATCAATCAGGATACCAGTTGGAGTATTGCCCCGGAGAATTCGACTCTGCAGCTTTCCGTAAAAGACTTTCCCCTTGCCTTTTTTAATGAATTTCTGCCGTTCCAGTTCAAAAATGGAACGCTCGCTTTCAACTACGATCTTCAGGTCAATGCCGAAAAGAAATGTATTCACGGTACGATAAAGGGATCGGCAGGAAATGTGGAACTTCAGTACAACGGTGCGACCTTCTTCAAACAATATCCCATGCAATTTGAGGGAAAACTCCACAGTCGGGGGCTGGACCGCATTTCCGTTCTGGAGATCCCCGGCGCCACGCTCACCTGCGGAGAAAATAATTTTGCCGCTGTGAAATTGAACGGAGATATCCAGCTCCAGACAAAAAAACTGTCTCTCAAGGGTACACTGAACACCGATATGCAGGAACTGACTGCTCATTTTGTGCCGATCGACCGCAATAACAGCAAAAAGTTCCTTTCACTTCTCGGAAACTGCACCCGTCAAAACGAACACACACTCCAGCTGGAACTGGATGCGAAAAATCAATCAATGGATTTTGCTGTAAAATCCATTTTGAAAAAACTGACGCTGCCGATGATGCAGCAGGAGATCGATCTCACCCTCACCTGCGCCGGAAGATTCACCCGCAAACAGGATCAGCAGCAAATCCGTTTCAACGAACTTTCCCTCTCTGCCCCCGGAGTCCTGAATTTGAACGGAAATGCCGTCACATACCTGCCGGACGGGATCCATGAGATCCGGCTGAATCTTTCCCGGATCTCTCCTGATGTCCTGCGCGGTTTTCTGATCGCTGCCAGGCTACAGAATACCACAAAGCAAAATTGGCTCCGGAAAATGGACTTCAAAAATCTTACAGCATCAGCAAATTTCCTGATCGACCCGGAGAAAAATAATTTCCGTATCAGCAATGTCGCAGTAAAAATGCTCCCGAAGACGGGCGGAGATGCCACGCTCAAACTCAATAAACCGATCACCGGCACCCTTTCACCCGGGTCCGTCAATGACACCCCTGCCACTGCTGTATTCCGGAAATTCCCGCTGGAATACTTCAACACCCTCACATCCGATCAATGCAGTATTCAAATCAAACCGGCAAAATTGGATTGCACCGTTCAGCTGGCTTTCCGGAACACATTTCAGGACATCCCGTTCCGTGCAGAAGGGATGGTCGACCGCCTGAGCTGTACCCGCCATGACACGCTGTATGATTTCGGCAGCTGCACCTTCAAAGGAGAGGCATTGCTGGAAGACAATTTTGAGAAGATCACATACAAAAATGCAATCTGGGAACTGAATAAAGCCGGACAGCAGCAAATCCTTTCCGGCGAAGGCGACTTTATCTTCGGATTTCCTCATACGGGAAATATGGTGTTCCAAATCCCGCAGGTCAACTGCAGTTATATCGCAACCTTCATTCCCCTGCTGGAAACAAGACTTGCTGTCAAAGAATCTCTTGCAGACACGTCGGTCCGGATCCATACAGATCAGAATTATGCTCAATGTCATTTGATTCTGGACCGGAAAATCCGAAAACTTGCCCTGCAATTTCCCGGAGATGCCAAAGAAATTCCGCCGGAACTGCAGGGAGACCTTCATCTGGACTTGACATACAACGCCCCGAAACAGATCCTCGCACTGACCAGGAGTTATCTCACACTCCGGGATGAAAACAAAAACTTGCGTTATCATGCAGAACTCCATGGCGAATGGGATGGATCCGAACACAACCGGTCTTCCTGTTCCTTCATCTCAAATGCCGCCGATCTCCGGACTCTCTACCTCGCATTCAAAGCCCAAAAACAGCAGGCAAAACAGAATGCCGGAACTGCCGCTCCGGACAACAGTTCCAAACCGGATCAAAAAACAAAACTCTCCCCGAAAGAGAAAGCGGTCGCCGCAATCAAGGAAACGCTGGAAAGCGAAAACGAACCGCCGGCGATCAAACTCAACGACTTCTCCACAAAACTGGATGTCAACCTGAAAAACTGGACCTATACCGATCATATCTCCTTCGCAATGAACGGCGCATTTACCGTAGACAACAATATCTTCCATGCCAATGAGTTATGCGGAACATTCAACAAAGCACCGTTTCTGCTCGATGCGTACGCCGATCTGGGACAACAGAACGGATGGATCATCAAACTCCTGTGGAAAATCAGGAATCTGGATATTGCCCCGGTCATTCAAGCTGTCGGCGGTGACGAGCTGAAAGAAAGAAAAATCACCGGATTGATCGACAATATGGAACTGAAGGTCGCAACCAGAGGCGTCACAAACAAAAGCCTGGACAAAAATCTCGATTTCTCCATGATGGCGGATTTCAGTAAATTTTCTTTCCCCTTGGTCAAAGATGAAGATTTCTCCGCATGGCAGCTCCTTATCCTCCCCCTGACGGTATTTCCCCGGCTTTACGATCTGATCATCCCCGAAGGAAAAGTCCGGAACAAAGTCCAGAAGTTTCTTGGCGGAACGCATATCGACGTCCTTGCGGGGAAGCGGAACATTGAACTTGACCGCGGCATGGTCCGGCTGGTACACGGAAATGAATGTAAAACCGATCTTGCGATGGAGAAATTTCTGTTCAGCGGCCCCATTCTTCAGGTCGCATCCAAAGAGTTTATGATCAACCCGTTCCACAACCGGATGCAGGCAAAGATCCTGACAAAGTTCGGCGGAACGGTATATCCGGTCCTCCTGACCGGTAAAATGGATGAGCCGCAAGTGAAAATTCCAAATCTTTTCGGTAATGTATTGAAGGGTTCCCTGAAAAGGATGAATGTGTTTCAGGAAGATGACCCCGTCTGGAGTTTTGAAGAAGTCCAACCGCAAACAACACAGGCAGAGCCGCAAAATACAGGTGCAGAGCCGCAAACACCCCAAGTCAACGGATCCACGACATCCTCTCCCGAACAGACGATTCCCTCTCCCGGATTGACGCAATCCGCACCCTGACCGCCTCACAGATTTCTGCACCTGCTGTTTTTTTCTTGCAAATATTTTTCTTTTTGACTTGCAATTACGGAGAACGGCTGTATATTAAGAGGCATAGGAAGTTTTAACCTTTCTATAAGTCGGGATGTAGCGCAGTCTGGTTTAGCGCGTTTGACTGGGGGTCAAAAGGTCGTGAGTTCGAATCTCATCATCCCGACCATTTTTTTTGCTCTCTCTTTTCCGGTCCTTACCGACCGGATTTTTTTATGCCTCGATTTTACCCACAGAATCTCAAGTATTTACAGCAATATCATCGCCCCGACAGAGAACAAACAGAGAACGGTAAAATCTCCTTTTTCCGGTGCGTTTTGCATAGATCCTCTCAAAATTCTCTGTTTGGTCAGGTCGCTGGTCCTTTCCAAGAGATTATTTCGCAACCACATAGAGATCAACACTTTACAGAAACACACCGCAAAATAACAGAGAATTCTCTATTTTTCTCCATTCTCTATTTTCCGACCTGAACTTTTACCCCCTCAAAAAATGCAATTCAGAGATTGCAAATTTTGCCGCAACTCGTTGATAATGGTCATAAATCGAAAGGACTATTTTTTCGCAACAAACGCCATAGACACCTTGTGAACGCTCTCGAAATTTTCTCCAGTTTTTCTGTTTTTTTGAAGTAAATACGCAACTTCTCGAGTTTCAGAAAGCAAAAAGGCAGCAGGATCGCTCCTGCTGCCAACTGCCGCCATCTGCCGCCATCTGCCGCCACCGCATCACTCGATGCCAAACATCTTCTTCTGATCCTCCCATAATGTCGGCAAAGACTGTTTCAAATTTTCTGTCCGGATGCTTTTGTTCAAATTTCCGGTCAGAATGGCATGGATGATTTCCGGCGCAAGCAGTGTAAGACGAATGATCCGGGAAACATATGCTTCATCTTTGCCGATGGCACGGGCAAGCTCGTGAACATTTGAAAACTTACCTTTATCAATCAATGCCTGCCAACGGAATGCCCGCGCAATATTTATGATAACCGGATCAATAAGCGTGGCATCCGAATCCTCAGTCACAATTCTTTTTCGCCCCGCACGACACCGGAACACCATAGGGATTGTGATCTTTATATTCCCATTTTCAAGAATTTCCACTTTATCCATTGAATTTCTCCATCAATGATTTTATTCCGTTTGTTTTAAGCTCCAACTCAAGTTTATCCTCCCAAACGATAGCTTTTTCAATCAACAATACCAACAGCCGATTGTATTCGCCCGGGCTGATTTCATCCCAAAAATCTTTATGGAAGCATTCTATCACTTCCATTGGCGATAATCCTGACCGTTCAGCAAAGCGCATTACAAAGGAAATATCAGAAAGCATTTTTTGCAACTGCTTTCTGACCAGTTCCTCTATATCTCCGGCAGGAAATTGTTTTACAGGACAGGTGGAAATAGCCCGTTTGGAGTCCTTGCTGCAAAGGTAATAATGGTATCGCCGATTGCCCCTGTTACTGAAAGTGGGCATCATTGCTCCGCCACAGTGTCCACAGCGCAATATGTTTTTTAATGGGGCGATTGTTTCCTGCCGGTGGGAGCGATTCGCCTGTTGGTCAGCAGATCGTTGAATTTCTTTTACTCGATCCCAAAGCGTGCGTGGAATAATTGCTTCCTGCTCACCATTCCAGATAGCACCCTTATATTTCACTTCACCTACATATGTGTGGTTATTAAGAGTTCTGCTGATATGCAGAGTATTCCATTTTTTGCCCTGCTTGGTTTTGATGTTCTGCTCGTTCAATTCCATTGCGATTAACTTGGGGGACTGAATTTCGACATATCGCTGAAAAATCTTCCGAATAATCTCTGCCTCTTCCGGCTTCACTTCCAACCGTTTATCCTTTACATAATATCCCATGGGAACTGAACCGCCCACAAATTTTCCTTTCTTGCGGGTCGCAGCCATTTTGTCGCGAACACGTTCTGTGATAACCTCCCGCTCGTATTGAGCAAAGGTGATAAGGATGTTTAACATCATTCGCCCTGCGGAGGTCGCCGTGTTGATTTCCTGGGTTACCGCAACAAACTGTACGCCCCATTCGTCAAATTTCTTTGTCAGATCGGCAAAATCGCAAATGGATCGAGAAAGTCTGTCAATTTTGTAAACAACAATGATGTCCACCAGTCCTGCTTCGCAATCTTCAAGCAATTGCTGAAGGGCTGGACGTTTTGTATTTCCTCCTGAAAAACCGCCATCATCATAATGTTGCGGGAGGCAAATCCAGCCGTTTGACTTCTGGCTTGCTATGTAATTTTCGCAGGCTTCACGCTGGGCATCCAAACTATTAAATTCCATATCCAAGCCTTCTTCCACAGACTTTCGTGTGTAACAGGCACATCGCTTTTTTACAACAGTTGACATCATTTCACCCCAAAAAACTTCTTCCCATTCCAATGAGTCCCGGTAATTACTCCCGCGATAGCAGATAGGGAACGATAAAGAGTTCCATCATACTCGAATTTTCCATCGTCTCGTATAAAAACCTCGTATCTTTTCCCTTTCCAATCACGATAAACCCTTGTTCCTCTTGTGATTGCTTTAGCTTTTCTTGTTGTCATTTTAAGGTTTGCTATAGGGTCTTTATCAGCAATTGCGTCAAGATATGCACGATCTTCTGCTAAAAGACCTCCTAAAAAAATCTCCTGCAATTTATATGTGATTCGCGCTCGAAGATTTCGTGCATTGGTTGCACCACTCTCAAAACCAAAAAGTTCAAAAAACTTCTCTTTCAGTTCAATGATCGTTGCCTCTTCCAATCTCGCAATTTCATTGCGTATCATTTTCATTTTTGCCATAGATGCTTTTGCTCCTTACGTTTTCTTTATATACAAGCATTTGTCTTGCTCTTTATCCAGTGCTTTTTCTTTAATTCTTCGCAAAACTGCTGAAATAAGGTCTACAGCTTGCTGTATATGTTCTGGAAGTTCTTTCTTTTCAACCATTTTTGCTCCTTCTGATATCTGAAAGTTTCATTTTGCCACCAGCGGTGGGTTGCGGTCTTTCTCCAATGCGGCGGTCGGAAAGACGGATCATTGGTTTTCGGGCAGTTTTTACCGGCAGTGTTTCCGGGATGGCAGCTCCAAGCATGGAAGCGCAAACGGCACATCCGGCTACGCAGTCCAGCCAGTGGTTGTCGGTGCGGTCCGGTTTGATCTTCCATTCATCCACGGTGCGACCACGACCTTGAGTCTTGATTTTGTATTCGGCGGTAAGATGTTCTGCCAGAAGTTGATGCACACCAGGAATCCGTCCATAAAGAGTCAGTCCGCCTTTGTCCCCGAGCTCCATCGCCAGCCGGGTATGAATGAAGCTCTTCCAGAAGTTAGTATCGTATATGACGTGCCGAATCGCCCGTTTACCTGCCACATTGGGTATCATCCAGTTAAAGCCCAGCCGGTCACCCGGTTGCTTGCGATACTCCGTCATCGGTTTACTGCTTGCACCGACATACCGTCCATGTGACGGCATGATCACTCCGGCGTGTGTGCTTTGGCGACAGAACTGATATACGATGTCGGTTGACTGCCCCCAGTTGGCATCCACCAGAGCCCGTTCAATTTTCAACACAGCCCCGTCCTCGCGTTCCCATTCCCTACCGAGGTAGTCATCGGTCAAAGCGGTCAAAGCGGCGTACAAGCCACCCTCAAAGCCGGCTTTCGGGAATTTACTTTGGATCGTGGGATTGGCATCAGCAAGAGAGAACTGACGGCGGTGCTGATCGGGCCAGGAACCGTAATCAATGACCGCCCCTGTAAAATCTTCGCTCCATGCTATAACCACATAGTACAGCAAGGATTTCTGAACGTCGATAAACATTGTCAGACGGTCACAGGCAAGCGGGACACGCCCCCGTGCCAACCCATTCACCCGACCACAGATCTCGTCCACGGAGAGCAAAGTATCGTCCGACAAATCTTCCGGGAGCGGATCATTCTGGTACTCCGCTTGGAACGCCGCTTCATCCTGAAGTTTGAGGTTCATTGCATGTTGAAGTGCCGAAACTTCATCATGGTTGTATCGGGCTTCCCAGCTGACGACCGCCCCCTCATCCATTGCCTTCCGATTTGCCAGATAAAAGTCGGTTGCGGCTTGAAAATTGCCATCCGTCCGCAGGGCTTCGGCACGAATTTCTGCATACTCATCCCAAAGTTTCATGTTCTTCGGAAACTCATATACCATCTTCGTTTTTTCACCGTTCCAGTCCGGGTGTGTGTTTCGGTTGAGAATGATATCAGCCATATCGCCGGGTCTGATTATCGTACAGGGCATGATTCCGGAGATCTTCTGTCCGGGTCCTGCAAGCCCCAGAATATCCCCTGCAAGCACACGCACCCGCTTTCGAGTCTGTTCCAAACTCCCTGCGGATTCCGATGTCTGCGGGTCGTCAATGATCACAAGAGACGGACGCACACTTTTGCCGTCAGAACGCTTGTACTTCATCCCACGGATGCGACCGGTTATCCCTGCTACCCGGACGATGATGCCGGATGCTTTGCTGTCTTTGATGGTGGGCAACACGATTTCATTGGAAGTCCAAGTGATCCGTGTGCGTTCACCGTTACAGATCTGTCCGGCACAACGATTTGCGATTCCGTCCAGCTGTTCAATGGGATAACAGACCTCCGGAAAATCGGCTGCGAGAGTCTCGTTGACTTCCAACTCCGTCTTAATGGAGTCCAGCATTTCCAATGCCGCCGACTCTGTTGCGCCAACCAGCATGACAAACTCACGGTGACCATAGAGCATCGCCCAAAGTGCCGCAGTTTCAGTCAGGGTCGATTTACCGGAACCTCGCGGCATTGCCAAAGCGAACAGACCGCCACGAAGTACGGCAGTTTCAATGCGTTCGATTGCTTTCAGGTGGTCAGGTGACCACGCAAGCGCATATGTGTCGGGGAAATAAGTCTCACAAAAGAGCCGGAAATCCTGCTCACAGGCGGCTTTGCGTTCCGGCTTTTCCACATCGGGGATGGGGGCGATATCACGCCCAGCCAAAGACTGCGCCGCATTCCGGGCGCGTTCTGCTTCTTTGCGTTCTTCGTAACTCCGGGCGGTTGACGCACGATCCCCTGTGGGAATGTGCTTCTTATCAAACATCCACGCAATATATTTCAACAGATTTATATTACGCGGATTGTCAGACGCGGCAATGCGGAAACCAACGCTGTTGAAGTCGCGATAAATTCGCGCCTGTGCCATGACGGAGCCAAGATGGGTGGAGTTCAGCAAGCGCCCTACATCCACAACGCGCATAGAGCTGGGATTAATTGCCATCTTCCGGCACTCCTTTCGCAAGCCATGCCGCAAACTCGATCAAATTGATCGTGCCGTCTGCGTTTCGCGGCGCTCCTTCTGCGAAGGCGGCGGCAAGTGTGTCTGCTGAAACGGTCCGCGAACCCGCCTGCTTTAAGATGCTTTCAAGTTGTTTTTGCTCTAAAGCAGTTAATTTCAATGAATTATCCATATATTTTCCTTTATTTTCAATACTTGACTGGATATATGCCGAAAGTCATGGTTATATATGCCGCAACAGGATAAATGAGTTCAAAACCAACCACAGGAGGTAAAAATGAACAACGAAAACATCCGGATCGGCTGCATTGCCAAAACAAGAATGGGACGCAACGAAATTGAGGTTGAGATCCTCGCAATCGAAGGGAGTTCCTACAAAGTCAGAAGTCTTAACACCGGACGGGAATTTTACACCAACCGTCTGGAACTTACCAACCACCCCATAAACGAGGAGATCATTATGACCGAAGAAACCATCATCAACACGCCCATTACCGAAACAGATGAAAACGCCACCAATCCTGCACCGGAATCGGGGAAGCTCAACAAGAAACACAGCCTGTTTGAGGCGGCAGTAGAGGTTCTCAAGCAAAGCGAGAATCCCCTGAACACCAAAGATATCGTGGCAAAAGCCATCGAGCTTGGGCTCTGGGAACCTACGAATGCCAAAACACCGGAGCAGACACTTTACAGTGCAATCTTCCGGGAAATCGCCACAAAGGAGCGCCCCCGGATCGTCAAGAGTGAACAGAAGGGCAAGTTCCAATACAACGGATAAATGCCCCTTGCTGAACTCAGCCCCTCATGCCGAGGGGCTTTTTTTTGCTTTTTTCAGTTTTCAGCTTGAATATCTCTAATTTAGAGTTATGTTATAATCAGAGATTATCAAAACAGGAGATTCAGCTATGCCAGTAATTGCACGATTTTACGGAATGATCATCAAGATGTATTTACAGGGGAAAGAACATGGCGTTGCACATATCCATGTTATTTATGGCGAATGTGCAGGCGTTATTGATGTCCGTACCGGTAAAATGCTTGAAGGAGACCTTCCATCAAAAGCGCTGTCTATGATTGAAGAGTGGACTTTGCTTCATCAACAGGCACTGCTTAAAATGTGGGAAACCCAGGAGTTTGCACAGCTTCCCCCGCTGGAGTAAGGAGGTAACTATGTTTCACAAAATTTCAAATGTCAAGCCGTTGCAGAATATGCTGCTGTTTGTAGAGTTCCGCGATGGCACAGAACTCATCTACAATGCAGGAGATCTTCCGGCTCAAAATGAAATTTTCAATGAACTGAAAAATCCGGATCTTTTCGCCCAGGTCAAAGTTGATACCGGCGGATATGGAATCAGCTGGAACGATGATATTGACCTTGATGGCGAAGAAATCTGGGCGAATGGCACTGTTGTGAAAGAGGCATTACTCATTTCTCCCGGCTGTTCCTGCCCAACTTGCGGACAAAAAATTCGCCAACGCAGCGAAGCACAAGCAAATGCAAGCAGGGCTAATCTGGCAAAACGAACACACAAAGGCGGACGCCCGATCAATCCCAACAGCAAGCGTCAGCAAATGCTTGCGAAGAAAACTTTCGCATGATAACTCAGCCCCTCACGCTGAGGGGCTTTTTTGTTTCCACGCGACAATCCCCCATACAGCAAAGGCAAGTTGCACCGTATCCAATGCGGCACGACTGTAAAGCTCCAGCCAAAGATCATAGGAAAGCCAGAGTGTGTTCCCGACCGCCCAAAGCCAAAAGCAGAGGGTGTTCTTTTTTACATTCAGGATCGTGCCAGTCAAACTCAGAATGGTAATGCCCCAAGTGAACATGGCGATCATTGGAACAGTCCTTCTTTGCACATCTTTGCGTAACAGGGAGTATCAAGCCGGAACTCCCGAATGACTTCTGCCGGAGTCACATCTTCCCGGTAGGAAAGCAGTTCATTCATGTGTTTATCATAAAATGCAACCGTGATTTCCGGCGACCCGATATGACACGAAATCGCACAGTGTACTTCATCGCAGTCGTGATGATGTTCCAGGTAGGACAACGCTCGCGCTCTGGCAAGAAGGTTCAGGCTCAAATCAGCTTTGGTCCCGTCCTTGGTCCACGGCGAACCGCCACCGATTCGGCAGTTACCTCCATAGAAATCCACCGCAAGCTTTCTGCCTGTAGTTCCGCAATCACCAATAGAGCCGTGCCGGACAAATCGCCCCGTTCCATTGATAATGAGTTTATACCCGTTGTGGTCTCCGCAACACCACTGGACTGCTTGTTTGACATCGTGTTTGCTGTGTCGCGGCAACATGGGGATCGCAACAACAATTTCTTCCGGAACACCATCACGCATCGTGACTTGCGTCTTGATATCAAGACCTGCGTACTTTATATCATACAAGTGTTTGCCGATCTTTTTTGCAAGATAGTGGTCTGCCGGCATATTGTCGGTTTCGGGAGAGCGAACCGCCATGCCCCAATAGATCCCCTGATCACCCCAGCCGTCAGCATCCACACCACGGGCGATGTCCGGCGATTGCTGACTGATGTGCTGCGTAACCTTGAGATCCTTCGCACAAATTGTATTCTCCTTTCCCCATTGTCTCTGATAAAAAGAGGTATAACCGATATCTTCAACCGCCTCTTTGACAAACTGTTCGATCTCCGCAGGAGAAAAGTTGGCGGTACTGGTGATCTCACCGCCGAGGGTGACATAATGGTCTTTGATCTGGACTTCAAGGGCGTATCGCGTGTTTGGGTCACGCTCCATATAGCGGTCCAGAATGTAACAGGAAATGTAGTCCGCAACTTTGTCAGGATGCCCGACAGATACATATTCAGATGTTTTCAGCATTTTATTCTCCTAAAAGCGGCGTGTTTCCCCCGCTGATAATGTTAATTGCATTAGCAAAAATAATTTTGGGCAGATATTCATCAAACAAGTCACATTGATATCCTACCTCTTCCGGGTCACGATGTTCGATTAAGCGCCCCTTTCCCGCAACATTCGCACCTCGCCGAATAGTTGTTCGCCGATTTCCATTCTTGGGAGATGTTTCTCCGTACTTGGTAAGTGGCAGAAACTGTTCGGCATATTTCAGTCGCTGACGCAATGTCGCATTATCTGAAATAAGAGAGTGGTACTGTTCATGAATAGACTCCAGTAATTTCCGCAATGAATCCAGATGCACATTAGGAGCAATGTATCCGCCGTTTTTACGAATGGACGGCAGAACTTCGTGTGTCACCCAGCGTTTAAACGCTTTTGCTTCCGGTTTGCGACTACGGAGAATTAAAGAATACAAGCCGGGTTCACTTACGATTACGACATCTTGATTTTTACTGTTAAGTATACCCTCCATATTGTGGAGGGTTACCTTTTCGTCTTTATCCAACTTTGCAAGACTGCTGTATGGATTGCCAAAATCCAAAATATCACAGACATCCTTTGCCACGAACCACGGCTCACCGTCTTTTTCAATAATGCGGACAGGATTATCCTTGTAGAGTTTTACGATTTCATTCATTTTCATTGTTTCCTTCATAATTGATTGCCGGTGTAAGAGCCTGCCAATCGCATCCCTCTCCGTATGTAAATTCTGCCCAGCGTCTGCGGATCACATCCGTATATTTCGGGTCAAGTTCCATTGTACGGCACTTTCTGCCGGTCTGTTCACAGGCAATTAGTGTACTTCCTGAACCTCCAAAAGTGTCAATGACTGTGTTACCCCGCTCCGAAGAATTCTTCAGGAGATAAATCAACATTTCCACCGGTTTCATCGTGGGATGCACATCGTTGTGCTTGGGCTTATTGAACTCCATGACCGTTGTCTGGCTTCGGTCGGTGAACCAGTTGTGAGCTGCGCCGTCCTTCCAGCCATAAAGGCATGGCTCATGGATCCACTGGTAATCTTGACGCCCCAGCACAAGGGCGTTCTTTTTCCACACAAGGCACTGCCGGACTTTCAGCCCGATATCGTGGCAAGCCCCCCGAAAGTTGTATCCTTCGGAGTCAGCGTGAAAGATATAGAACGCCGCGCCGGGATGCAGAAACTCATGCACATTGTCAAAAGCCGCCCGCAGAAATTCACGGAATTTGGAGTCCGACATGTTGTCATTCTCAATGGTGAGTCCGTTACTGCCTTCGTAAGCGACATTGTACGGAGGATCGGTGAGCCAAAGGTCCGCTTTTTCATCACCCATCAAAACAGCAATGTCATCTGCCTTGGTCGCATCACCGCACATTAGGAGGTGATCTCCAAGCTGATAGACTTCACCATACCGGCTTGTCGGGATCTCGGGAGCTTCCGGCACAGCATCCGGCTCGGTTTCACCGTCTGTAACCACATCTTCGCTTCCGTTCAAGAGTTTATCCAGTTCATCGGTATCAAACCCCAGAAGTGAAAGGTCAAAAGACGCATCCTGCAGTTCTTTGAGTTCCAACGGCAGGAGTGAGTAGTCCCACTCTGCGATCTCGCCGGTTTTGTTATCGGCGATCCGATACGCCTGAACTTGCTCCGGGGTCAAGTTGTCGGCAATGTGAACCGGGACAACATCAAGACCCAATTTTATGGCTGCCTTCAGACGGGTGTGGCCACAGATAATGACCATATCTTTATCAACTACAATCGGTGCTCGCCAGCCGAACTCCTTGATAGACCTGGCAACCGCATCCACCGCCCCTTCGTTGAAGCGTGGGTTCTTTTCATACGGACGGATATCCGTAATTTTCATGTTTTGAATGTTCATAATTTTCCTTTGTTAAGTTTGTTTTATCGGTCCGCAACCAACTTTGCTGCGTACTCCGACTCCTTCCGCGCGCCCTCTTAAATATCCCCATAGGGGGGAACCATTTGATCTGCAAGCACATATCGACCCTTGCCGCCTCATAATCGCCCCCTCCGACACGAAGCCCGTCAGAACGCCCAGAAACGCCCTTTCAGGAGGGCATCGCCCGGAAGTCAAGTAGTTACTCAACTTCCGGCGAAGCGGCAACACGGGGCAAATGTGGGGCAAATGTGCCGAACTCGGCATAATTGGATGGCGTGGGGAGGGGTAATTCCCCAATTCCCCAATTCACAGCTATAACGCGTAAAGGGGGCTAAAACGACAAAAAATAAAGAAAAACGCGTGTCGTGGGAATTAGGGAATTAATAGAATAGAGAATTATAAACAACTTATTATTATATATTTATCTCTTATTCTTTCTTCCCGGCTTACTTCCTTAATTCCCAAGGTGGTGCTCCATTTTTTTGTCCTTTTCAGAGGGAATCATGATTGCTGTTGGGGAGTTGCTGTCAGCGCAAAATGTAGAATTTGGTCATACTTGGACCAGACCCCTTGATTTCGTGCGTAATTGTCCCGTTTTCTTCCATGGTTTCAATAATCTGTTTGAAAACTTCCTTGGACTCATGCATTCTTTTGAGCAGAACACCATGGGCAACACATCCTCCGGCATCACGAATATATCGTACCGCCTTGCGGCATTTTTCGTCAAAGAGGTTTTCGTATGAATAATTATCCACCATGAAAAGCATCTGGTCGGTGACATATTCCACAAAGGCTGACGCCCACTTGACTGCATCAACGGAGATAACGGGCTTGACGGGATTCTGACTCACCGCATACAGCATGGAAAGTTTACACACTTTTTCAAAGACGCGAGCCCAGAACGCCATTGCCTCGCCACGTTGTTCTGCTTCATACTTATCATAAATACAGTCGTATTTTTCATTGAGGCGGGTAAGCAAAGCATCTGCGTCAGGATCTGCGACAATGATCATGGGGGCAGCATTGATTTCGGTCAAATTACCGGGCAGACCGTATTTTTTGATGATTTCAATGGTACGGTTGATCTCATCCGGGATATCCTCTCCGGAAGGCTTGCGACCATGACCGCGCTTGCCTGCATCAAGAACCATGCAACGGGCGATAAGACCGTTTGCCAGCACACGTTCAGAAAGTGCGGAATAAAAGAATTTCGGAATGGCTGTGCCGAGGATAACCAGATGAGGGTTGATGATTTTCCGGTCGTCATCGGTCTTTTTGCCGTCATTATTTCTGATAGAAAGTTTTCTCATTTTATAAATCCCGTTTGAAGCTCCATAAAAGCGGAGCAGTTTTTCCATAATGGACTCGCTGCGTCCGTCCTTGGCAAATTTCAAGGCGTTGAACACGGTATCGAACTCGTCAATTTCAAATAACATGGATGGATGCATAAACATGGCGTCCTCCAAACCTTCACCCGAACCGAAAGATTCAGCGATGCAGCATCCCAAATCGTGTTGAAATGCAACATTCATATTGACTTTGCGTGGGTGATCTTTACCTGTACCGCTGTTTGCCAGAGCGACAAGGTAAATATTACTGCGATTGTTCCGTTCATCCTTGATCCTGCGTCCGGTAAGGAATGAAAGGAACGCCAGTGCACTGCAGAACGCCAATACCTTATTGGGATACTGTCCTGTCCGCATGGTGTATTCTGCATAATCGGTCACAAAACCCGGTACTTTCAGCAATTTTTCCGGAATTGCGGCAAAGACCGGCTCTTTTTTCTTTTCCGGTTCGGGAGAAGTAACTTTTTTGTCAGGCTTCCTGTTCAATATCCCGGAAAGGTCAACGCCGGAGGTATCTTGTACCACACGCTCATAGCAACCGGGTTCTTTGAGTTCCCGGAGCTTGCGCCAGTCATTGCCGGTACAGGAATTGTGATGACAGCGGAATGCTATTGCCCCGTTGGACTGTTGAATAAGTACAGCGGAATGGTTGCGATGTGCATCGTTGAAGGGGCAAATGGGAAATACCCACTTGCGCCCATCTTTCCACACCTGCGGTTCGCCAAGTTCCGGACAATACTGCTGAATCCAACGGTCAAGGTCAAAGTCAGACTCTTTTACAGCTTCCGGAGCGGATGCGGCGTGTTGTTCCTGTTTCCAGGAGGCGGCAGTTTCCAGCAGTTCCGCTGAAACTATCTTCCGCTTCCGGGGAGCAGAAAGAATTTGAGCCATACGGTGCGGTCGCTGGGGAATATCATCTCCTTTACAGTTCATTGTGCCGGGGATGCGCCAGATCCGTGCCGGGTTGAATACGGTCAAATCCACATCGACATACTCATCGCTGGCAGTTGCAATTCCGGCAATGCAGCGTTGCACCAGATCATTGTCTGCAGTTGGCAGGTCAATGCGGTACATAAGCTGTGCACCATTGCCGGAGTCCTGAACAATGGGATCGGACCAACCGGAAGCGGAGAGTCCATCCCTGATTTTACAGGCTGTTGAAATCGCAGCTTCGTGTTCAGCATCTGAACTGGAAACGCCGGACACCCGTTTGGGATCGCAGTCAATCAAGAGCCAACGGCGGCACAAAATGTCAGAATCTGCGGTCGTAGGTTCTCTTGTAATACCACGGATGCGGTTACAGGCACGGGCAAGCAAATCCGGATTGACCGGATTGACGGTTGCATACGCTCCCCGATAAGAACGGAATTGCGAGATTGCTTCTGCCGCATCTGCAATATGGTCATAATCGAAATACCCTGATTCCATATGAGGTCGCATCCAGTTGGAACTTACCGCATCAAGAACACGGATTTCAAAAACATCTCCTTTCTGAAACCACAATTTTAATGCGGTAATAATCATTTCCTTATCTGTCTGCATTACTTTTTCACCTTTCTCCGGTCAATACATACAGGCAAATCCGGGAGGCAGAAAATTACATCGGGCTGTTCTTCGATGGGAACACTCATTATTTCCTGCATGAAAGCAAGGTGTTCTGCAAGGAAGGAATAAACCGACTCGACTTCTTCCAGTTTCGGAAATATCTCTTTTTTGAGCCAGCGTTCCAGAAGCAGAGCCTTGCGACCGTTGTTGGGTGCAAGGATGCGTTCCACATCCTCACGGGGAACAAGGCGGACGACCTGCAGACCGCCGGGAGTACGGATACGCTCATACAGCGGCACATTTTCGGTATACTGCGCCAGAATCCGGTTGGGATTGCTGAAGCCGAGAATGTTGCAGATGTCCCGGATGACAAAGTAGTTTTTGCCATTGTCGAGCCGGACGATCCGGACGGGCATCTTACGGAATTTGTAGGTAAACAGTTCAGACATTTTGTTTCTCCTCAAAGTTTTTCAGGAAGCGGATCGCAGAGGCGGCGGTCTGCACAGCTTCCGTGATAATTGCGTACCGGGAGGTGTTCTTTTCTTCGTGATCAAGAACAGCCTTAACCAGTTCCCCGGACTCTTCGGCAACCACCGCCGCCGCTCTGACATCATCTTGTGGCCAGTCGGGGTGTGCCTCTTCTGCCCGGTTGAGTTCGGTCATAACAAGAGAAATAACTTCTTCAATCTTCATAACACAAGCCTTTCATAATTTTTCTTTTGTATTGTTGGTATAATAAAACAGAGATAATTTTTGAAAAAAAATTCAGATTTTTTTATTTTTTTGAATTTTAAATTATCTTAAACAATAACCTATAAAATAAAAGGAGAATAATATTATGTTTTTAGAAAATATTTTATTAATCATAGTATTGATTATAGTATTAAAACACTAATAATCAACACTATGATGGTGGTATCAAACGATACCACCAATTCACTCTATAGCTTCCAGCATAACGGTCATGTGTTCCCGTGCTTCCTGCTGGATTTTTTTGATTTTTTCAATATACTGATCGCAGTTTTCGATGAAGGTCTCAAAGCAGACCTTGTAATCGGGACCGCTACCGTGGGGTGCGAGTAGAAGGTCATAGTTTGTAAGAAAAAACTTGCTCTCCTCCTCGCCCTTCTGCGTTTTAGAAATGTGCCAGCGGTTATCGCTGCTCACCATTTCCTGTTTCAGTTCCTGATCGGTAATGTTCCAGTTGATTTTCGGCATAATTATTCCTCCTCGTCATCGTACCAGTTTGAAAGGGTTGCAAGGGTAAAGCCCAGCTTGCAGGCGGCTTCTTCCACTTGCCACTTGATGTCCGGGTTCCAATCCGGGTTCTGCTCAAAGACAAATTCAAGCTCGCCGTGTACCGCTTCCAGAAGGTTCAGGCATTTTGCGATCCGCTTCCGGGAGCGTTCGATGTGTTCAGTGCTTTTATGGGTCATAACATATTTTTCTCCTTTATGTTAATGTGATGCTATAGGAATTTTCGAGGTTTACTTTTTCCAACAAGCCAAGTACCAGAAAACATTATTGTCACACTTGGCACACAACTGTGATAATATGACACTATTGAGATAAGTTTAAGCAGCAACTGTATACTTTAATTAACATTGGCACGATATTTGCTTATTATTTAGAGTGGGACGATTGTTGCTTGTTGACATTCAAGACTCGCTACCTTGGAACAACCGCGACATGGGAAGCCCAAAAACAGTAACCGCCATAGGAGAATATACATGGCAGATATCGATAAAGTTAGAAGTCAAGTTAGAAGTCGCCTCAATTACACCTATCCTGGAACCCCTGATGATGAGGATGGTTCCATTGATAGAAAATGGATTAATAAAAAACAGAAATACGAAGTTGATTACGCAATTGCGAAGTGCTTGATTGATTGCAATGCAGCGGATTTAGCCACCAATACAAATGTTGTTCGAAAGCTCGAAAAAATGATACAAAATATGGATCATGATGGTATGGGGCGCTGCATACGAGAGCAGGCCTATAACGAGCTTCAAATGGAAATATATACCATTCAGCTTGCAATTATTTTGAAGCAAATAAACGACTAACATCCTTTCAATTCATGAGGAGGAAACCTCCTCATGAATTATTTTAGAACGGTATATCGTCCGGATCGTAATCTTGGGCCACGCCCAGATCTGCGGGGCTGTTGGACGGATATTCCGATTCGATCTCGGCGGAATCGTCCCCCGGTTCCCGCATGCCGGGCCGGTCTTTCAAGACCCAGCGGGTGATCCGGTCGAACTTCTCCCCGGCAACAGAGCGCACGGTGATTCGCTCCGGCGCGGCGAGAAGCCCCTGATTCGCCAGGGAGACCGCCTCCCGCGCGGTGCTCGGAATCGGACAGCCAAGGGCTGCCCGTTCCCGCCACCACTTCAGGAACTTGTCGCGGGCGTATCCGGTGTGCTCCGGGCAGACCCACTCGCTCTTGAATTCATCGAAACCGACCCGATAATCGATCCGCATTGTCCGGGGCGTTCCTGGTTCCGCATACCGTTTTTCATGGGTGCAGTAGTAAACACCATGCACATCGTAATCGGTACGGGTCACCTGACCTGAAATCACCCCGGCATTGGAGGCAGTATGAGTCATCTTATCGTTGTTCTCATTGACCGGAAACACATAGTTACATTCCGGGCAAGCGGCGTATCCGGCATGGATGAGTGCCAAACACTGCGGACACTTTTTCGCCGGGGCATCACCGCCTTTGCCAGCCCCTTGCTCCTTGACGCGGATCATATCCACCGGGCCGTGCCGCAGAATATTGCCGCCATAGTCCAGCACCAGACAGTCAGTCTTGCCGGTATGGGGCGATAATCGTGTGCCTCTGCCGATCATCTGAATGAGCAGTCCTGCGGAGTTGGTAGGTCTCAACAAGACAACGCAGTCCGTATTGGGTGCATCAAAGCCGGTGGTGAGGACGTTCACATTCGCCAGAAACTTTAACTGCGGTTTCGGTGTACCAAAGAGGTCTGCCGGGACAAATTCTCCCTTGAACCGGGTAAGGATCTCTGCCCGTTCACCGGGGCTTGTATCTCCTGTCACAATTGCACACTCTTTGCCGGAAAAGGCGGTTATTTTTTCTGCCACGTGCCTGCAGTGGTCCACCGATGTGCAGAAAATCAGAACTGATTTCCGTTCACGGGTTAAATCCACTATCTCCCGGCAGGCTGAAGTGACAAGGTCGTCCTTATCCATTGCCGCCTCGACCTCTGCGTTGATGAATTCGCCGCCACGGATGTGTAAATCATCCAGTTTTGCTTCCGATCTGCCGGAGCGAGAAATCAAAGGTGACAGATACCCTTGAGCGATCATCTCTTTGAGTCCGGCTTCGTAGCACACTTCATTTAAGATGTTATCCGGCTGACAGATAAGTCCGCCTTTCAGTCTGAACGGCGTTGCCGTAAGACCGATTACTCTGACTTTCGGGTTGATAACCTTCATATCTTTTAAGAATGTCCTGTACATCCCATCTCCGTCAGGAGCGATGAGGTGTGCTTCATCAACGATGATCAGGTCAAACGCCCCCAGATCACACGCTTTTTCATACACGCTTTGAATTCCGGCAACGATTACAGGCTCGTCTGTATCCCGGCTTTTCAGCCCCGCTGAAAATATCCCGATGGGGATTTCCGGACATAATGCCTTGACTTTTCCGGCATTTTGTTCCAATAATTCCTTGACGTGTGCCAGGATCAATGCTCGACCGCCCCACTGTGAGACGGCATCCGAAACGATCTTTGCGATGACAACGCTCTTGCCCGTACCAGTCGGCAAGACGATGCATGGATTGTTGTCTTTTGTTCGCAAATGGTTGTAAACAGCCTCGACCGCTTCGGCTTGGTAGGGTCGAAGCTCCATCGGTTCAGCCCTCCTTTATCCTGATTCCGGCGTTTTTCATATCGATCGCCAGTTTGAGTTTGATTTCTTCCAGCCGCTCATGACTGATTTTCAGCTGCTTGCAGATCTCTTTGTCTGAAGCGTTCCGCATATAGAGAAAGCAGACCAGCCGTTCCGTATCATCGGAAATGTTCTTCACAAACTGCTGCACAATGTACCGCTGGCGTCCGCCATTTTGTCTCCGTTCCATGGTTCTATCCTTATGTAAGCCATCCCATCCGGTGGCATTGGTTCCCGTTTGATGACAGTCAGTTTGTGGATCAGACTGTCATCGGCGTAAAGTCCTCCGTGTGTGAAGGTGTCCAGGAGGCACTTCAGAGAATTGTCCACATCCCGTCTGCGGTTGTCAGGGGGATATAATTCAATATGAAGTGCCACCGGATCGGTAAACTTCGTCACATTTTCTGCGGCAAGTTTACCTGCAACATTCTCCCGGTAACGCCGACCATCGCGGCTGATCAAGACCCTATTGCCAACGTGCCGGTAGTAGTGATTCACGCTTGGAGGCCACGGAAGTTCAAATTCTGCCGTCATCTCGCCCACGGGGGCTGACTGTTGCCGCTTGCGGTGCTGGGGGCAGTCGTTGCCGGAGTCGCGGAAACTGCGCCGGAAAGCGACGCTTTGGGGGCGTATCCCTTGATTTCGTTGACGATTTCATCGTCCTGATTCTTACGGCACTTGACCACAATAGTCAACGGAAGATTGTGCAACTCAATGGTATCACGGGGCTGCATGACGTTGACAGCGTGACAAATTGCGGCAAGGTCGGCACGGGCAATGCGGACTGCTTCAGAGTTGGGGTTGTTCATATTGAGTCGCGCCCAGCGCTTGCGGT